CTATACTTACACTTTCTTTTAAGAGAAACCTGGCTATTAGGTGAACTGCATCCATCCGAGATAACCAAACTCTTAAAACATTATAAACTAATGCTTAATAATATGATTACTTTAATACAAGGAGATTGTTTAGAAAAGATGAAAGAGATTGCTGATGGGAGTATAGATTTAGTCTTTACATCACCACCTTATAATATGAGAACAAGAATAAGAAATGGCAAATATACTTCTCGGGAAAAAAGTGAGAATTTTAGTAAAAAGTATAGCAATTTTGGCGATGACCTGTCTATTGATGAATATTATAATTTCCACAGTAAAGTATTAAAAGAAGCATTGAGAATATCTAACACTGTTTTATGGAATATTTCTATTGTTACTGGTAGTAAAGAAGCTATATTCAAGATTATCGGAGAGTTTAGCAAAAATATCAAAGATTTAATTGTGTGGGATAAAGGACACGGACAACCAGCTATGCACACTGGAATAATTAACAGGGCAACAGAAATTATATTTATATTTCAAAATGAAAAGACTGGTAGATTTATAGAGAACTATAATTGGAACAGGGGCGAACTATCTGATATTTGGAGGATAAAACCTACCAGAAGTATTGCAAAAGGACACGGAGCAGTTTTTCCTACTGAACTTGCAGAAAAGGTTATAAGTAATTTTTCCAAAGAAAATGATACTGTTTTAGATTTATTTATGGGTTCAGGAACAACAGGAGTAGCTTGTAAGAAACTTAATCGTAATTTTATAGGCATAGAACTAGACAAGGACTACTTTGAAATAGCTAAGAATAGAATATATGATAAAGTCATTTAACTGTCCTATATGTAATAAAACCATAATAGTAAACACTTATGACTATTCTTGTTTAAATTATGAAACTAGATACCTAATAGAAGAACATTACCATAAACTATTAGGAAAACACTTATTTGATAAACATAGTAAAGAAATTAAATTAAAATAAAATGGCAGAAGTAGGAAGACCAACAGTGATGATACCAAAAGTCATTGAAATAATTGAAGAAGAATTAAAGAACGGTGCGACACTTGCTCAAGCATCTTTTTTAGCTGGTATTAGCTTAAAGACAATTTATAACTATTTTACAGATGGCAGAAGAAGTAGATAAAACTAAAGATGAATCCTTGAAGGAAAAATCAAGAGGTTGGGGTGGTGCTAGAGATAATGCTGGTAGACCTTATGGTTCAAAGAACTCTGCTACTAAAGAACAAAAGGTAGTACAGGAAGAATTTAGACAAAGAGTTTTAAAATCAATGGACACATTAATAACCTCTCAAATGAATTTAGCAGAGGGTGTTCAAATGCTTTATAAGATTAGTAAGGATGATAAGGGAAAGAATAAGAAACCAGTTATAGTTACCAGTCAATATGAAATAGAGAGTTATCTAGCAGGAGAACAAGAAGATAAATCTGAATACTATTTTATTACAACAGAACGCCCAGACAACAGAGCTTTAGATAGTTTAATTGATAGAGTATTTGGTAAATCAACTCATAATATTGACGTTCAGTCTGGAGGGAAACCATTACCCTTAATAACATTTAACAAAGATGGCTCAATATCAGATAACCAAAGCAACAAGGAAGATAGCGAACCTGAAGAATAGAATTAGAGCTGTCGCAGGCGGGACTTCGGCTTCCAAAACAATCAGTATTCTATTATACTTAATAGCTAAGGCACAATCAGACGAAGAAAAGACTTTAACCAGTATAGTGTCAGAGAGTATCCCCCACCTAAAAAGAGGAGCCATAAGAGATTTTAAAAACATATTACAAGGACATAAGTATTGGAAAGACGATAGATGGAACGCAACTGATAGTATATACACATTTGAAACAGGAAGTAAGATAGAGTTCTTTTCAGCAGATAATGGCGATAAGCTAAGAGGTGGAAGAAGAGATAGACTATTTATAAACGAAGCAAACAATGTAATTAAAGACGCCTTTGACCAATTAGAAGTTAGAACAAAAGAGTTTGTCTTTCTTGATTGGAACCCAACAAATGAGTTTTGGTTCTACACTGATATAAAAGACAGACCTGATGTAGACTTTATAACACTTACCTACTTAGACTGCTTAGAAGCCTTAGATGAACAGATAGTAAAAGCTATTGAAGCTAGGAAAGATAATAAGAAGTGGTGGACTGTATATGGATTAGGTCAACTAGGAGAAGTAGAGGGCAAGATATACACCGATTGGGCTATCATAGATGAAATACCCCACGAAGCTAGACTAACAAGGAGAGGACTAGACTTTGGATACAGCATAGACCCTACTGTAATTATAGATATATACGAATACAACGGAGGATTTATACTTGACGAACAGGTATATCAGAAAGGACTAAGCAATAAATCAATAGCTGATTTAATAAATAACTTACCAGAACATCAGACAATGGTAATAGCTGATAGTGCTGAACCTAAGAGTATAGATGAGATACACGACTATGGAATAAACATATTAGGAGCATTAAAAGGTCCTGGAAGTGTAAACAAGGGAATACAGATGGTTCAGAGCCTCAGAATAAGCATTACAAAGCGTAGCACTAAGACTATAACAGCTTACAGGAACTTTATGTGGGCAACAGACAAGGATGGCAACAGTATGAATGTTCCTGATGACAGTATCCACGAATGGTCTAACCCTATGGACGCTATAAGATATGGACTAGGAGATTACCGCAAACCAGTAATAAACAATTTTAATAATAATAAAGTAGCATTTAAATAGTATGGAACTAAAAACAAAAGTGTCTTCAACAGTGAAGACTATTGTAGAAGATTTTAAAGAAAAGAAGGTAGAAATGGACAAGGGTTTTTACTTCAGTCAATATCAGACTGTTAGGCGTATTAACCTATATCTTAATGATACCTTTGAACTAGCACGAGATGATAACGCTATCTTTTGGAATATCAGCACACCTCGTATCATTCACTTTGCTAAGAACATTGACCTTGATACTAAAGACTTAATGCCTTATGGTGAAGGTGAGATTAGTATATTTGTATCTTGGTGTTTAAAGATGAAACTAAAGGAATGGTTAAATGAAAATCACTTTGCTATTACCTTAAATGACCTATCAGAAGGAACAGCAACTTATGGTTCTGTTGTATGGAAGAAATACACAGAAGACGGAAAGGTTAAGATTGAGGAAGTAGACCTATCAAACCTTTACTTTGACCCTAGAGTTAAATATATTAAGGATACATCAGTAGTTGAATTACACTACTTGACTAACAACGAACTAAAAGACAAGGAAGATGTTTGGGAGAATGTAGAAGAGGCTATTAAGGTAGCAGAAAAAACATCATCTAATGGAACTAAGAACGATAAAGATGTAATGAAATCTAATGAGATTTGGGAATACACAGGACAGGTTGAAATGGAAGACGGTTCTTATGAAATGAAACATTACTTTGGTGCTGGATACGGAGATAAAGAAGTTATTCTATTTGAAGAAGATATTAATGATAAAGACTTTCAATATTATGACTTCCATATTGGTAGATACAGAGGCAGGTGGTTAAGAATGGGAGTAGTAGAACGTTTATTCAGACTACAGGAAAGAGCTAATACAGTTGTCAATGAGAACGCACAGGCAACAGCTATCGCTTCATTACTCTTATTAAGGACTAATGACCCCAATACTAACGGAAATGTCTTAGAGGGAGCTTTAAACGGACAAATCATCAATTCAGCAGATTTACAACAGATTGGCATTGATAACAGAGCATTTAACATTCTATTAACAGAACTACAGACTATTGAAAGACAGGCAGACTTATTATGTATGACCCCAGAGGTTATTATGGGAGAGGCTAGCCCATCAGGAACACCATTTAGAAGCCTTGCTGTTACTAATAACGCTGCTAAGAGTTCATTTAGATACATTAAGGAAAGAATAGGAGAAACTGTTGGCTACATATTAAAGGAAGAACTATTACCTGATATTGTTAGAGAATGGAATAAAGGAGGACTAATAGAAATACTTGAAGACTCTGGAGATATAGAAATGTATGACACTTGGTTAAAAGACAAGATGTTGCTTGACCAATTAAAAGAAGGCGTCCCTTATAGCCCTATGCTAGAGGAAGCTATCCAAGTAGAGATAGACAAGAACGCTAAGTATGTAGGAAGAAGAGTAGAGTTAGGCAAGAAGATGTTTGATTTAAAGAAGTTTAACATCAAATTTAACATTACAGGAGAAAGCCAAGATAAAGGACAACAGAATGACGCTTACTTCAACGCTATTCAAATGGTAATGGCTAACCCAGCTATCCTAGACATCCCACTAATGAAACAATACTTAGAGAACAACGGTATTGCTTGGTGGAAGTTAACACCTAAACAGAAAGAGAACTTAGCTCAAATGGCTCAGATGGGACAAACAGGAGGGCAGGCAATACAAGCACCATCACAAGATAAACTTATGGGACAAGTAGATACCACTCAATAATATGAATGAATTAATAAAACAAACACTATTAAGCAAAGGTTGGGAGGCTATTGAGGCTATGCTTAGAAAGGAAATAGCAGACCTAAAGTTAGTTCGTAATATAAATACAAGTAAAAGATACGAAGATATAGCTATTGAGGCTATTACTAATGCTAAGGCAGCTAATAAGATTAACAATCTTTTAATCAGACTAGAGAACATTAAAAACGGAAAAGAAATAAAGAAACAAATATTCAGGTAGAACGGTTATTCTGGGGTTCAATTCCCCAGCTACCACAGATTTGCCTACTAAATAGGCTAGAGGACAAAACCTTATAAATGACTAATAACTAACAGGCACAAAACGCCTACATTTTTATGGAAGACAATGAGAAAGAGGTTATTGACGAAACCATTGACGAAAGTCAAGAAGATGTCAACGAGGTTGAAGAAACCGATTTAGATGAGGGCTCCGATGACTCACCTACCTTAGAGGACTATCAAAAGTTAAAGAAAGAAAGAGAAACTTTACTAGCCCAGAAAGCTCATTGGAAAAAAAAGGCAGAAACTTCTAAAGAAGATAAGCCTTCTAACAAATCTAACGAAACTCAACCTAGTATATCCCGAGAAGAGGCAATCCTCTTTGCTAAAGGTTATACTGAAGATGAAGTAGACTTAGCAATTAAGCTTTCAAAGATTAACAACATCACCGTTTCAGAGGCAGTCAAAGACGACTACTTCACTAATAAGGTTGATAGTAGAATTAAGAAAGAGAAATCAGCTAACGCTTCACTAGCTCCATCTTCTAAAGGAAACTTTAAAGGTTCTAAACCTTATAAAGAAATGACTGAAGAAGAGAGAGTAGCCCAGTTTAACAAAGCAATGGGTAACTAGGCTTGACAAAACAAATTTATCGCAACAGGTTTATTTCCAACAGCGACAGAAACCAATACTACATTAGCTAATGTAATCCCTGGTTTATTCGCTGAGAGAATGAATAACTTCTATAGAGATAACTTGAAAGCTGCTGCTTTCTTCACAGATTTATCAGCAGACTTAGCAAGTGGTACTAAGACTTTACTCATTCCAAACATCTCAGAGATGACTGCTCATAGCAAATCAAATACTGCAGTCGTAACATTGAACAACCCAACAGACAATCAAGTAACATTGACTGTTGACACTTGGTACGAATGTTCATTCGCAATAGAAGACAAAGAATCTGAACAGGTTAAGAAATCTTATAGCTATATGTCTACATTAGCAGACAACGCTGCTTTCACAGTAGCAGCTGCTTATGATGACGCTATTATGGCATTGTTTGATAACTTCGCACAAACTGTGGGAACATCAGCAGACGCTTTAGCAGATTCAAATGTAAGACGTGCTATTCAGTATTTAGATGAGGCTTCAGCACCTCAAGCAAACCGTGCTTTCTTCCTATCCCCTAAACAGGTATGGAGTGATTTACAAGCTATTGACAGGTTCAGTTTACTTGTAAATACAAACGCTTCCGACCCAGTTCTTAAAGGACATATTGGCTACCTATATGGTATCCCAGTAATTATGAGTGATAGAATTCCTACAGTAGATGGTTCTGCTGGTTCTTGTTTAGCTCATAAGGATGCTATCGTTCACGGTTCAACTATTATGCGTGTTCAATCCAATTACATTCCTCAATATCTATCAACTATTACAACTGCAGACGTAGTCTACGGTGTAATGGAAAATAGAGATACTAGTGGAGTTTGGATTAAGACAGCCGCAGTATAAGAATTAACCTATCATAGTTAATTATCACAATTTATTAATCTAATTTATTGCTTAGAGATTGGGAGTAAGTCCCCCTCTCTCTAGGACTGAAAGTAATATGAAAAAGAAAATAGTATCAGAGGAACTTAAAAAGGCGACAGCAGAGTTATTATTTGTAACTGGTATACAAACACTTTACGAAGAAATGTATCCTTGCTGTGGCTCTGGTATGTTTTTACCAGATAGAGGATTACAATACGCACATAGTTTATATGAAGAAAAATATCCAGATAAATTTACAGAAGCCAGAAAAATACAACAAGATATTGACTCATTAAATTATAAACTTAACAATTTATTAC